GCCGGCAAGCTGCTCGCCGCTCTTCTGTACAGACATAACAAATCCCTTATGAGTGAGTTAGTTGGGCGAATGCGCCCCAAGAGCCGCAAGGAACCTTGCGGCTTCGTCGGATGCACTGCCGGACTCACTCCGGAGCAGATGCAAGAACCCTTTGCCGGCGATCACCGAGCGCTGGGATTTCGAGAACCCTGCCTCACGCAGGATGTCATCGAATTGGTCGAGCGAAGGCACGCCCCCGCTTTCGAGTAGGGTTTTCACGGTCGTCACCCGCGCCTCAATGTTCATCGGCATGGTGACAAGACTGATCTCCCGGAGATCGATCTTTTTCAGGCGGGTGACGCGGCGCTTATCGTCAGGCTCCGCGCCGCCGGGCGGGATGGCATAGCCGATCGACATGCCACCAAGACCCTTAGCCTTGAGAAGCGCGTGCGCCCGCTTGGCCAGTGGATCCGCCTCCACAAGAAGCTGGCCCTGCACGAACAAGCCCTTCGCATCTTCGGCGATGTCCTTCCAGACGCCGATGGGCTCGCGGTGGTCGTGCTGCCAGAGCATCGGAATACTCCGGCCATCCTTCTTGGCCTTGACCACGCTCTCGATGAACGCGCCGGGCTCAACCACGTCACCACCTTGGTCGACGTTCCCGAACGTGGAGGCGTAGCCCTCAAACTCTCCGGTCTCCTTGAGCGCCTTCGTTTCCAGCGAGAAATCGAAATGCTTCACTGCGGGCCTCCCGCCGGCATCTGGCCAGCCTCGGTGATCGGGACATTCTGCATCTGCATGCGCGGCACATCACCACCTTCGACCGGCGGCAGATTCTCGCGACGGCGCACCTCGTTGATCGTCAGCCATCCATTCTGGAGGCCGCTAGCGTGGAAATCGGCGCGGGTCTTGCTATCGCCGCGCAGTAAGCCCTCGACATTGAACTCGATCGATATTCCTTCCGCCCGGTCCCGAGGTGTCAGCAGGTATTTCTCCAGCGCTTGCTCGATCCGTTTGAGCCGCCGGCGCATCGTGTATTGCACAAAACCGATCGTCTGCTGCTCAATCCCAGTGCCCCAGCTCGTCGACTTCTCGGTATGGCCGATCATGTGCGGCGGGACGCCGAACAGGCGGGCCACCTCCTCGATCGAGAAGGCGCGCGATTCGAGCATCTGCGCGTCTTCCGGGTTGATCGTGAGTTGCTGCCAGTCGACGCCGCCCTCAAGCACCATCGGCCGCCCCGCGTTGACCGAGCCGACGAACTTCTCCGTCATGCGGCTTTCCGCAAGCTGGCGCTGCTCAGGCTTGAGCCATTCCTTGAACTTCAACACCCCGGAAGGGCGCGCGCCGTTGGCGAATGTCGCATCCGCCGCCCGATCGACCGCGAGGGCCAGACCGAACACGCGCCGGCCGTGTGTGAGCGTCGACAAGCCGCCTTCCGATATGCAGTATCCGGCCGGCGTCGATCAGTTCACCCTTGCGCCGATATTCAAGCGGCCCGCCTTCCCGGCGACTTACATTCAGGTCGTCCCAGGCCAGTGGCGTCAACGCCAGAACACGCCCATCGCCAGCGCGGTCTATCTCAGCTACCGCGTTGCCCTTCAATTCCAGGGACGCGAATGCCCCCTCCCAGAAATCGACAGCTGTCTGCTCAGCATTCGGGCTGTCATGCAGCACCCGGTAGAGCGGGTGGTCGGTCGCCGTCTCGCGCCGATCCCCGCGCATCCGGTAAACCATCAGCGGAAGCGTCGCGCCTGTGCCGGCGATCAGGTTCACACACGCCCACACTGCCGATAGCGACAGCGCGGCTGTGCCGCCCGCCGCAAAGCGATCATCGAACTCCGCAAGCGTCACCTTGTTAGTGACAAGATTATTCCCGTCCTGCCGCCCCGGCCATATCCCGGTAGACAGCCACCAGGCCGTCTTCATGAAGAGGTTCACGCGGCTAAGCTCGACAGCCAGTCGTCGATCGAGCCGCTGCTGCCGCCACCCGCCATCGCCTCAACCCCTTCCGCCATCGCCAAGGCCACCAGCCCGTCGATCCGACCAGTCGCTTTCGCCTTGTCGAGTTTCCTGTTCCCCGCCGGGTCCGAAACCGCCACCGCATTGGCAGCGCACATCGCCAGCACCGGGTTGCCGCCGTGTCGAATGCGCTCGATCAGCAAATCCGCCTCAAGAGCATCGATCGCGGGGCTCATCGACTGATACCCCTGCCCAAACGGCTCCAGCGGCAGCACACTCCCGGCCGCTTCCAATTCCTTCTGCAATCGATCCATGCGCCAGCGGTCAAAGCCCAGCTTCACCAAATCGAGCCCGCCGCAAATCTCGCCGATGTCTCGCGCGACGAAAGCGTAATCGATCACCTTGCCCGGAGTCGTCCGAATGAAACCCTGCCGCACCCACACATCATAGGGCGCACGATCGCGCTTCGCCGCGTCCTGAACCGAATCTTCCGGCATCCAGAAATGGGCATGGACGTTCAGAACGTCGTCGCGCCGGTTGGTCAGCACCAGAGCGGTCAAGTCCGTCGTCGCCGAAAGATCAAGGCCGCCATAGACGGAGCCGAAGATTTCCCCGACCGCGCCGTTTCCAGCCTTCCACACGGCCGGGGAAACGAATGCCGAAACCATGTTGACGCGTTGGTTAAGGTACAGATTGCGGAAGCTGTTCTCGAACGACGGCATTCGCGCCGCCTTCTCCGCCGTCTGCTCCAGTTCAACCAACGACCGGAACGTCCCGAGAGCTGGATTCGCCCGTTCCCAGCCCTTCCGATCCATCACCTCCGCATCTTCGCCGGCCGTGTAGACATGGCAGACCGTATGCGGATCCTCGCTCCTTACCGCGTCGTCGATCCACACAGACAGCATGTCGGCATCGGTCGGCGCCTGCGTCGAAATGACGAGTTGCAGACCGTCGTCGTAAGCACCTTGCGCTGTCTCCAGCGCCTCGACGAAGGAGTCAGTCGGCCCCTTCACCTGTCCCAGCTCGTCAAGGATCACGACCACCGGACTCAATCCGTGGGCCGTTTTCCCCTCCGCCGCGAGAGCCTTGTATTCGACGTTCATCGGCAAGCCGATCAGCCGCTTTCCAGACGGTATCACCCGGACGATCTTGCTCAATTCAGGCGAGAACTGGACCATTTTCCAGGCGAGGTTGAACACCAGCGCCGCCTGGTCTCGCGATCTCGCCCCAGAGACAATCTGCGCGTTCTGTCTTGCTTCCGGCCCGACGATATGCGCCAGCACCATCGCCGCGATCAAGCCGGACTTGCCGTTCTTCCTCGCGATCGACAATATGCCGCGGCGCGTTCCGGCCGGATTGTCGTAGACCTCGCGGATGAACCGCTTCTGGAATTCCTCCAACTTGAGCGGCTGGCCTACGCGCATCCCCTCTGGGACAACGCAAAACCGTTCGACAAATGCAATAACCCGGTCGCCTCGGGTCACTGGAGAATTGGCCTCGCGATCAAGTCGTCATCCATCGGATTCGCCGCCTCGATCGCCTTCGCCATGGCTCTGCGCGGGCCGACTTTTTCAGCCTCGCCACCGCGCGCGCGCGCATGAAGCGACAGACTGCGGCGGGTCGCCAATATCCGGTTTCCAATTGCTACCAACACATTCGACCGAGGGTTCGCCTTCCCCTCCACGACTTCACCCTCTGAGCGGATAAGCCGCCTATTACGCTCAGCGTCCGACATGTCACGCGCGAGCATCGCCGCTAACTCAAGCTGGTGGTCGGTCCATTCCGACCGCGCGAACTCAGCCACGACACTCGCCCAGAACGGCAGATCGCATTCGTCGAGCTGAACATGCGCCGGAGGAACAATCTCGCGCGCAGCCTTCGCCATTACCTCGACAGCGGCCGTGACGGAATTGATCGGTTGACGCTTCGCCATAAAAACTCACTTCGCAATACTTCGGAGCTTGGGCGGCGGTTTCCAGTGCCATCATCTCAAAGTTTCGACCCGCCCCCCCCGTCACTCGACCGGCCATCCATCAGCGGCAATACGCCGCTTCACCCTCGGCACCGTTCTACCTTGAGCCCTCGCACTCTCCGCCGCTGTCTTCTCGTCATGATGGAGCTTGCACATGCCAGCCCAGTTGGATCGCTCGTCTGTACCGCCATCAGCCAGTGGGCGAATGTGGTCGACGACCACACTGGTGCTGTCCTTGTTGACCCTGCCTGTCCTGATGCATTCGCGGCAGATCGGCTCTTCAGCCAAGACCTGCTCGCGGATCTTCATCCACCGTCGACCGCGGATTCGGTTGGGTGATGCGCCTTGCCAGGTCACGGCAGGATGAACTTAGGGCGAGTTTCAGAAATCCCGTCGAGACGCTGCTGCGTCCGTCCGGTCATCGGGAGCCTGATCAGGGGGCAGTGCCGCACTTGGCCAATCAGGCTGCCAAGCCCGTCACTAACGCAACAGGCTGAGGACTCTTTGCCTCACTTTCTGGCAAAAGCCAAGTATCTATTTTGATGGTGAGCCTGCCGCCGAAGCAAAGCACAGTCTGCCTTGTGTTGCTCTGCTGCACCACCCCGTACATTCCAGCGAAACCGCCCTGGCCCATGCGCACCACATCGCCGGGGCTGAACGACCGCTTCGTGTCTGGTGCGGATATCCGGCGCTCTTCCGCGCGTAGTGGCTCGATATCACGGTCAGCAATCAATGGAATGCGGCCGAGGTATCGGAAAACGCTGAAATCCGCGTGAGGGCTGGTTGGATTGAAGGATTCGGCCAATAGGCCAGCGATCTGGCTTGCTCGCGCGAAAACAAAGGTCGGCATGAGCGGCACCTTGATCTTCACCCTATCCGGCTTGCGTGGCACGCGGCGGCGCTCGAAAATAACAGGTGTCCACACTTCGAAACCTGCCATGTCCAGAGACGCCGCAAGCGGGATCGTATTTCGCCCGGAAGTGCGAAGAATGAACCAGTCGCTCATCTAACTACCCCGTGGCTCGTTCGGCATGGTTTGGTCCCTTTAGGCTGCGCGATTGAGGTAGCGAGTGCCATCTTCCATCGTCGAGATGAAATAGGGCTTGCCGCTGGCCCGAACCCAATTGAGGGTGTTGAGCCATTCGCAATGCGCCTCAAGCGACCGTTGATGCGGGACGGGACGGTTGCCGGTCATGAGCGGGTTATCTCGCGCCATCGTAGCTGCCTTCGATCAATTTTGTGAATGACTTAGGCTGGAGGAAGAAATCAAAATCGGCTTTCCATCCACGCCCGTTGTCGCCGAGAAGGAACGGGCTGCGTGGCACGGCGTCGATTGCCTCGGTAAAGTCCTCAAGCGGGTGCTCTCGGATCATCGATCTCAGCCGCTTTGTTCTGGTCGCCGTGAGTTTCTTGACGATGGGCAGGCCGCGAGGAGCAGCCATCTCGTTCCACGCTTCCACGACGTGTTCCGGCCTCAAAACAGGTTCGGCCGGGGGAGTATCCTCGTTAGAGGATACAGGGGATAAAGGTTCAAGAATAGTATCCGTGTCCCGTTTTTGGGACTGTTTGACGGGAAAATCGGTACTGTTCCGTTTTCGGGACTGTTCCGTTTTCGGGACTGTTACCATGTCGAGGCGGTAAACTTTGATTTGGCAGGTTTTTCCGGCCCTCTCGCCTGTGTCTTGAAGGACGCCATCGGACTCAAGCTGGCTAACGGCTGAGATGATCGTCTTGCGGTTCAGGCTGGTGAACTCGCACAGCCACGGGATGGATGGGTAGGCGCAGCCGGTCTCTTCGTTGTGCCTATCGGCATAGGCGAACAGGACGAGTTTTATCGCCGCGCTTTGAGCCCGGTATTTTGATGCCCAAGCGAGCGCGGAAAAGCTCATGCGCCTACCCACTCCCCTACCTGGGCAGCACAGCCGCGAGCATCGCGGTGTATTTCGGATCCTGAGAATCGCATCACGAAGATGTCATTCGCCGCGAACCAGCGGTCACGGCGGCGGTCGCGATCGACTTGGGTCTCGCTGCCGTGAAATTCGCGGCCATCACATTCAACGATGAGCCTACGCCTAACTTCTCGACGGCGATCATCGATTAGAATGTCAGCCCTATATGGACCGATGGCGGCCTGCGGCTTGACCTTCACACGCGTAATTTCATGGAAAGCGAGCCATCCCTTTATGGCTTGGAGCATCTTCTTCTCGATCGGGCTTTCCGTGGCCGCGTCGTCTTCGCTAGCTTGTGGGCGGAAGTTTTGACCGAACCAGCGTTCGCGGTGCATCGATTTGCGGTCGCCTCTCCGCCCCATGCAAGGAGTGCGCGGAGCCGAGCCGCATTTCGGGCAGAATCGTTCCCAAGGATGGCTCACGCTGCCTCCCCGAAATGCTGATATTCTTCGATGTCTCCGGCTGTGCCGTTGTGCGACCAGCGCCAGCCCTTCGCAGCCGTGGGTTCGCGCTTCTCTGCGTCTGTGCGGGAGAGGACACGGATGCGGGGACGCACCATGCTTTCAGGCGCTACAGGACATGCTCCGCCTCTGTGGGGGTGCCATTTCAAAACAGGTGCTCCACGACTGGCTTGCTCGGCGCGGCCGGCCGAGCTTTCTTCGCCTGGCGCTCGGCGGCGAAGCGGAGGCGGCGGTCATACGCCTTGCGCTCGGTCTTGGTCATGCCAGCGCATCCTTTCTGCTAGAAAGTTCATCTTGAAGGATTTTCGCAGGAATTTTCGGCAGGAGACCGACGAGAATATTTAAACCAATGGCGCGCTCGAAAGCGCAGCCGATGCCGCTAGAATTGTGACGATTGTTCCATTTCCGGGAGGCGTCTGTTAAACTTTCTCCAGCGCCGCCCCCACCGAAACAGGAAAGGCAGGCAACCTCGTATTCCAATGAACCATCAAGAAACTTTTGCGAAACCATCTTCAGTTCGCCTGAACCGCAAAATGGGCAGTCCTTGAGTTCTGGCGCACGAGTTGTAGCCGTTGGGAGCGGGCGTCTCATCCCAGCACCTCTATGCAGACCTTGCCGCCCTTGCAGGGATCGCCGATGTAAGCGCGGGCGTCGAAACGCTGGTCGTTCACCCCCATGGCATCGGCCAGCCCATCCAGGCCTGATTTGAGCCATGCGATCAGATTGTCCCGGTCAGGAACGTGCTTCGTCTTGGGGTAGACGGTAATTCGTATGGCTATGTCGCCGTCGCCTCGCGGGGCGCTGAGGTGGGCGCTCTTGGCGGTCCAGAATACCTGTTCCCGGTAAGCCTTCTTCGCCCGTGCTTTCGCCATGTGGTGCGGGCGCGCGTTGGGGTGCAGCTCGCGCGGCGGCAAAGGCAGCTCGATGCTGTTCGACGGCTTGGGATCAAGCACCTGCGCGCCTCCGTTTGATCTGTGCGGCGCGGTTCTTCGCGAAAAGCTTGACCTCGAAGCTTTCCCGCTTGGCCTTGACGATCCGGGCGAGCTTGCGTTGGGCGAGCCATTGCTTGAGGGTCATGCGGCGCGCCTTTCCTGGACGTAGCGCTCGGCCCAACCCACAGTCGAACGAGGCCTGCCAGTCACGGTATGGAGCCCGAGCTTCACCCTCCAGCGGCGCTCGGTTTCGCGACCGATGCCATAATGGGCGGCGACGGCGGTGCGCGTGCCGAGGCGCTTGGAAACTTCCACGAAATCGGCTGGTATCGGCTTCGGGGGGTGCGCCGAACTCTTGGGCTTGTAGTTTCTCCCCTTCTCGGCAATCCATCGATTGATGACGGCGATGCACGTCGAATAATGCCGCGCAAGCTGATGCTTGGTCATCTCGTTGCAGTAGAGGCCCCAATCGCCCGGAATGGGGCGGCGGGTGTCGATGGCCGCCGGCTTGCCGCCGCGCTTGAGAAAGCGACGGATGCTCTCCGGGTGCCTCTTGACCACAGCGGCTATGGCGTAGAGGTCATGGACCTCCGCCAGCTTGAGGATGCGCGCAGCCTCCATCTCTCCAATGCGCTTCATGCCGCCCTCCGCGCCGGGCAATTGCCCCACTCGCATTTGAGCCGGTGACGGTTGCAGCCGGGGCAGCGATCGGCTTCGGTCTTTACAGGGACGACCCGCAGCGGCTCGATCGTGACCACACGGCCGTTCGATTTCTTGATGTGCGGGCCGCGCATGATGGCGGCGATGTCGCTCATGCATCCCCTCCCCAAATCATCGTCCTCGCGAGGCTGATCGACCGCTGGTAGGCGGACCCGAACCGCATCGAGGCTTCGAGATATTGCCAATATTCTTCTCGGGTCATTTGAGACGGGAGCTTGAAGAGCCAGGGCATTAGGCAGCGGCTCCTACGAACATGTCGCCTTGCCGCTGGGCATCCTCGATGCGCTTGCAGGCGATCTGGAAGTATTTCTCTTCCCGCTCGATTCCGATGAACTTGCGGCCCATCTGGACGGCAGCGACGCCAGTAGTGCCGGAGCCCATGAAAGGGTCGAGGATTGTTTGTGCGTCCCCCACGAAAGTAAGACACCATTTCATAAGCCGGAGGGGCTTCTGCGTCGGGTGCCCGATGCGCTCCGGATTGGTTTCGCCTATCGAGACTGAAAGCTGGCGGGCGTTCTGATCGAAGCTCGTCCAAGCCAGCTCGAAATGCGCCATGCTCGGCGGGGCGTCAGGCTTATGCCATGATAACCAACCCCGTGTTTGAGGCAAATCGTAGTAATTCCCGCCCCAAATGATAGATGGGGCAAGTGAGGGAAGGCCTTCCACGGCGTCCGAGGGATTGTCGTCCCAGCCTTCTGGCTGTTGGCCTGCACGGCGCTGCCACTTGGTTGGCTGGGCAGCGAAGCCAATCCCATATGGAGGGTCCGTCACCACCGCGTCGACCTTCGGCAGCGTCGGCAACACGTCACGGCAATCCCCGAGGTAGAGTTGCGCATTGCCGATGACGACGGGGCTCATGCCGCCACTCTTGGCTTGCGGATGTCGGAGATGCGCTGCAGTAGGTCGTCTACCAGCGCGCGGGTGGCGCGCAGTTCGGCTTCCATGCCGAGGAGTTCGTTGTGGTCGATGTGCCCGTCCGCCTCGGCTTCAATCGACTTCTTCAGTGCGGCAACAAGGACGGTCGATGCCCGCTGATCCGTCGAGCAGACCGCGCCACGATCGACGATCCTCAGTTCGAGCGCGTCCATCACCTCGTCGAGCACATGCCGGTCGAGAAGGAGGGCTGTGCAAATCGTCGCGAAGTCCGGCATGGACCCGGTAAGCTGGCGATCGAGGCCGGGGCCGGTGATTTCCAGCGCGTCGGCGAATGCGCCCTTGCCAAAATTGCCGATGCAGCGGTTCCAGCCCACCATCAGCTTCGCGTGCAACTCGGCTTTGGTTACGGCGTTAACTTTTGGGACGACTGTTTTGCGGCTCATCATTTAGAAGTCTCTCCATGGATATCGAAAACACCCTCCAGCAGCCGGACCGCCTCCTCGGGAGAGACAGGCTCAGCCTTCGGTTCAGGAGCGTCGGGGAAATCCTCGCCGAAACCTTCGGCCCACACTGGGTCGATCGGCGACGTGAAAGCCTCGTAGGCAAGCCAGAGGATCGCGGCGGCGAAAGCGACACAGCCGATGATCACGAGCCTGATCGCGGTGCCGTCATCCATGACTAGTTCCCGTTGCTTTGCGTGCTGTGGGGATCATGCGGCCTTACCGAGGGCGGCGGCGCTTTCCGGGCCTGAGGTCAAGCTCAAGCTGGGCCGAAAAGGGAGTTTGGCAGCCTCAATGAGGTCGCTGATATCCGTCCCCTCTGCCTTGGAGATAAGCTCAAGGTGAGCCAGCCTGCTTGCCGGTATTCCGTTCTTCCGCCAGCTATGGACGGTAGAGATTGGCGCGTGTGCCTTACGCGCGACCGCGCTTGTGCCACCAAGCGCATCGATGATGCGGCATGCTGTCGTGTTCATTGCGATATAATGCGATAATCGCAATGTTAGCGCAAGCACAAAGATGCGAAAATCGAGTTTGCGATAATCGAAAGCTTGGGGCCAATGGGCGCATGGCTCGCAAGGAAGTCGCCAACGATGTGTCGCCCGAGGTCGCGGAAATTTTCCGCGAGCTGGACGAGCGCGACATCAATCAAGCTGATATGGCAAGGGCCATCGGCATCGACCCTTCTTACGTCTCAAAGATGCGCACTGGCGTACGGAAGATGAGATCGCACGAACTGATCGCGGCTCGGAAATTCCTCAAGGCGAACGGGGTCCCTGTCTCCTCCGGAGAGCTATCCGAGCCCGCCGAGGACCTTGCCTATGTAGAGGTAAAGGTGCTCCCCTCATATGCTGGGATGGGCGGCGGAGGGAGCGGCGAAGGCGACCGCGTTGTCGCCAAGCTACCTCGGCGATTGATCGAGGACGAATTACGCGGTCGCGCGTCCGACTTCGAGCTGATCGATGTTCGGGGTGATAGCATGGAGCCGGACTTCCAGCACGGGGATCAGATCCTTATCGATCGACGCGACCGCGACCCTCGCCAGCCAGGTCCGTTCGCCCTGTGGGATGACGATGGATATGTCGTCAAGCTCGTCGAGCGGGTGCCTCAGCGTCGGGGCTGGTATAGAATTTTTTCAGCCAATAGCCGCTATTCGGCATACGAGGTCGAAGAGACCGAGACGACCATTTTGGGGAGGCCGGTATGGTTCGCAAGACGGCTTTAGTTCTGGCGCTAATGTTATTTTCATCGGAGGCCATCGCGGCAGGCAAGATGGGGAAAGATGAAGAGCGGGCGACGATGGCAAGTCCGGAATATGTGGCGGACCTTGCTGAAATCAGGAACGATCCTCTCGATACTTTCATACGGATAAACACCAGCCCGTTCTATATCCAGCGCCAAGGACTTCTAAAGGTCGCTAACAACGACAAGTATATGCGCGCCATCATCGACAAGGAGACGGGACGGACGGTCTACCAGTTATATATGTGGGTTTCTTATACGGGTGATTGGGCGTTCTTTAACAGACTCAACTACGAAAGTTCGTCTGGGCCCAAAAGCGCGATATTCCACGAGATCGACCGAAAAGTCGGGTATTGCGGTCGCTATCTGGGCTGTACGCTAACCGAACATTTCGCGGCTGATATACCAGAGGAAGTTCTTCGGCAGATAGCTGACGGCGCCCAAGCAGGCGACGGGCGGACTTGGAGGTTCCGGGTATACGGGAAAGGTGTTGATGGGGTGAACAGCGAGTTGCTTCGAACCGAGGTTGCTGGGATTCTCATTGCTGTCGAGAGGCAGAGGTTGAAGCTGGGCTTCACAACACACCCGAGATGATCCTCGTCCCCACAACCATCTGCGGCACCCGATCGCAGCAAGGGGAGCCCTACATTTGTATCCGTGAGAAGGGGCATGAGGGGCTGTGTCGCTATGAGCGTGAGGCGGAGGTTTGGGTGGAGGTGCCTCGCTTGCCGAGCATCTGCGTAGCGAGCTTTTGAAGCTGGCGGGGATGGTGGAGCGAGGCTCGGTTTTGCCTTAATTGGAGAGCAAGCGTTTCGGTGCTAAGGGCTGATTCGATTGGAGGCGAACGTGACTGAAATCCTGAACCACCCCGTGTATTTCACGGAGCTGGAAGACGGCACATTCTTGGCGCTGTCGATCCAGCGGCCGTGGTTTTGCGTTTCCGGCGAAACGCTCGATTTGGCGCGCGCCAAGGCGCAGCGGGCACTTGCCCTCTATGAGAGCCGGAAGCCGACGATCAAGCCCTACCGCCAAGAGAAGACCATCACCCCCTTCGCCCCGGTGCGCGTCGAGAACCTGCGGGCGGAAGCACTGGATGCATAGGGCGCATCGGTTCATCTTCACTGTTGACCACATGACGGACGAGCAACTCAGCTTTTTCGGCTGGGTTGCCGTCGAGGAGTGGCCGGACTTCAAACTCTATCGCCGTATGCACGACGGGGAGGAGCAGATGGTCTCAAACGAGACGCCGAGACGCTTCGTTGTGGACGATGTGAACGACGCTCAGCAGATGTCCGCCGGCGGCTTCATGACCGGTCCCGACCCGCTCGACAATGACCACTAGCCCGCTTCACCGGAAGTAACTTCCACCCCGAGCCCCGCTCTAGCCGGCGGGGTTTTTCGTATGGGCGATTCGCGCGCAGCGGCAATCAGTAATTGCGATTGTCGCATTTTTCGCATTGACACAGTATTGCGATTATCGCATCATCCTCCCCACAAGCCGCCGCATGGAGGGTGGAGATGAGTGAAGTAGGGCATACAAAAGGACCTTGGTTCGTCAGCGGGCCGTTTGTCGGTCCCAGGCTGAACCCCGAGAGCAGCATTCTGATCAAGGTTGCCCGCGTAGCTGGCGTCGAAACCGACGAAGAATCCATCGCCAACGCCCGCCTGATCGCCGCCGCGCCTGAGTTGCTCTCCATCGTTAAGCGGTTCGTCGCCCTGCCGAGCGGGGCTTGGCACCCTGAACGCCATGCTGCGGAGGAGGCTGAGCTTGTGCGCGATGCCCGCGCCGCCATCGCCCGCGCCGAGGGCCGCTGAGCGCACATCCCAAATTCAAATGGAGATTTTCATGGCCAAAGCCAAGCAGCCTTCAGAGATCGTCTCGTACAAGGGTTTCGACAAAGACCTGAAGTGCCGCGAATATCAATTCGAGATCGGCAAGACTTACACCCATGACGGCGATGTCGAGCAGTGTGCTTCGGGCTTCCACGCCTGCCCTGTCGAGCATCATCCGTTCTCGGTGTTTGAGTTCTACCCTCCTGCTGGATCGCGGTTCTGCGAGGTACGCCAGTCGGGCGCGACAAGCAACGGCGGAACGAAACTGGCTTCTGCGGTAATCACCATTGGCGTCGAACTAACGATCCACGATCTTGTGAAGCGGGCTTGGGAATATGTCTGGTCGCGCGCGACGAAGAGCGACGAGAACCACAGCACCGGGACCCAAGGCGCTGCGTCCAGCACCGGGTACCAAGGCGCTGCGTCCAGCACCGGGTACCAAGGCGCTGCGTCCAGCACCGGGGACTATGGCGCTGCGTCCAGCAC